CGCATCGCCAGAAACATCCTTCAGGCCGCAGATGCTGACAAAGTTCCAATCAGCCACCGCATCAAGAAATGCGCCTGGAATGACGACTATCTCATCCAGGCCCTAACCCATATGCGATAGCCCTGCCCTCGTGGGGGAGATGTCCGGCAGGACAGAGGGGGGCGCCGTAGAGCACCTACCTCGATCGGACCTGGTGGACTTCGATTAGAATCCCTAGCGAAGTGAATTGAGAAAAGCACGGCAAGGCCGGCGGGACAGCGCCCCCCTCTGCCCTGCCGGGCATCTCCCCCACTTGGGGGAGATTGGCAGCTTCAGCGCCTCACCTCTCCTCAGCCCGCGCCGCTTTTTCCAGCGCGGCGAGGTCTGCATCTTCCAGCGTCAGGAAGCCCATGATGTGCTGCACGACTTCCGCCCGCGCGTTGGAGAGCGCGCTGTGCAGCTCGAAGCCGTCGGGCGTCTTGGTGCGCGCCAGCCAGTCGCCATAGGATGGGCGGCGGTAGTAGCCTGTCGTAGCGGTGAGGTCGGCGAGCACCAGCTCGCCATCCTCGCCGGAAAAGACGCGGCGATAGGCCTTGATCAGCGCCTCGCGCGCGGCCAAGGGGCCGCCGGCGTCGGAGGGACGGCCGAAGCGTTTGCGGCTCATGCGGCACCATTGGCGGCGCCCGCGGGGCCGCCCTGGGAGCCAGGCACGGCGCCCTGCCCGCCGGGCATCGCGCCTTGCGTCGCGCCGGCCGGACCAGCAGCGCCGCCGCCTGTCCCGCCTTGGGCGCCCTGCATCATCGCCTGCAGGCTGTCGAGCAGGCCGCTGTCGCGCGCCTGCACGGCGGCCGGCACCGCATCCTTGGCCACTTTGCCGGCGGTGGCGATCGCCGCCATGCCGGCCTGCGCCTGCTGAGCCTGGGCGCGGGCGCCGCGCATCCCTTCCACCTCGTCCTTGCGCCGGAAAATGCGCTGCGGGCTGCGGCCGGCGCTCTGCACGACGCGGATCGCCTCGTCGCCGTCGATATTGTCCATGATGCCGGGATCGAACTGCGCCATCTGCATGGCGGTGGTCACCACTTGGATGGTGTCGCGCGCCTCGGCCGAGCGGCGCAGCACGTCGAGCGGGCCGGTGAAGGTCGGCCGCACCGCCTTGCCGGCGAGACTTTCCGGCGGGCGGAAGCGGCTGTCCTGGTCGTAGAGGCCCTTGTCCTCGAGGATCGACAGCTCGCGGTCGAGATTGGCGGCAAAGCCGGCCTGGATGATCGAGCCCGAAGGCCCGAGCAGCGCGCCCTTCTCCTCCTGGCGGATCAGCGCCTCGGTGGCGGTCATCTGCGGGTTCTGCACCAGCGTCTGGAAGAGGTTGACGAACATCATGTCGCGGATCTCTTCCGCGCGGCTCGCCGCATAGTCGAAGGCGTAGCCCGGGTTCTGGCCGGTGGCGATCGGCTGGATCAGCGGCCGGCCATTGTCGTCGATGAGGCCGGGATAATTCTCGCCGGGATTGAGCACCGGCACATAGTCGAGCCTGGCCTTCGATGCCGTCGGCGGATCGGTGATCTGCTGCAGGGCGCGCAAGCCGGAGCGGCGCACGGCGTTCTCCTCGCGCACGGTGGTCAGCGCTTCGATGGCCGGCGAGATGCCGTAGGCGTCGCCCTCGTAGCGGCGCCAGTTGAAGGTCGAGACCGGGAAGGTGCGAAAACCGCTCTCCTTCACGATCTCCTCCTCGTCCTCGATGACGTGATAGGAGGCGAAGGCCTGGTCGAGATATTGGTAGAAGCCGCCCTTGCGATACATGCGGCGCTCGTCGCGTGGCTGCACGCATTGGATCAGCGAGATCTTCTCCTCGCATTTGGCGGGGTCGTCGACGAGCGCCTTGATGCGCGTCGGCAGTTTCTCGTAGCCGAGCAGCTGCGCCGCCTGGCGCGCGGTGCGCTCATAGCGGCGGTGGAAGATGTCGACCTGGCCCCAGCGGTTGCGCGACAGGTAGCCTTCCACCACGGGGATCGAGGCATAACGGATCAGCGTGCCGCCAAAGCCTTCCTCGGCATAGAGATAGGCCGGGCCGTAGCGCACGACGTTCCTGAGGCAGGCCTGCGTCGCCGGCACGAAGTTGGAGTTGGCGGAATAGCGCAGCGCGAACAGGAAATCGCGGAGCGCCTCGGCCCATTCCTTCTCCTCGTCGGTCTCCTCGTCGTCCATCTCGGCCGTAGTCAGCCCGTGCCATTTCTCCGACTGCGGGATGATCAGGCTTTCCAGGCCGGCGGCGAGCCGGTTGGCGGCCGAGTTGATGGTGTTGGCGTAGACGCGAGAGCCGCGCCGCTCCTGCCGCTCGGCCTGGCTGTCCGAGCGGCTCGTGCGGCGGCCCGACCAGATGTCGGGCGCATCCGGATCGCAGAACTCCGCCACCGCCTCCCAGACGGGCTCGTAGGCGGCGCGTTCGGTCTCGAGTTCAGCCTGTCGCGACAGGATATAGCGGGCACGGGAATCGGTCATGGCAAGGTCTCGCTTGTTGAGTGCGGCGGACGGAGGGCGCGAATGATCGCCAACCTCCGACTCGCGTGAGGCCAGGGATTGGAGACTTGTGTTGATGAAGGCCGGCGGGACAGCGCCCGCTGGCCTGCCCTGTGCTGCGCAGCAGCTACGGGGATGAACCGGCCATCATCTTCACAAGGGCGGGGGCAGTTCCGCCAGCCGCCCCTACTCGGCCGGCGTCGTCCCCAACACGGGCTTCCTGCCCCGCTGCAACACCGCGCGGCCGAGTTTCTGGCCGGGCATTTCGATGACGGTGTAGGTCAGCCAGGACAGAAGGCAGACCACGGGCAGCACGACCGCGACCACGATGGCGAAGCGCAGCGGCGCGCCGAGGCCGTCGCCGTAACGGGCAATGACGAAGGCCGCCACGGGCTGCAGAACCAGAAGGTGGATCAGATAGATGCTGTAAGACAGTTCGCCGAGCACATGAAAGATGCCTCCGCCCAATGCGACAGCGGCTTTTCTCGCCACGGCACCCGCCGCGCCGGGCAGCATCCGATAGAGGACAAGGGCAAAGAACCCAAGCACCAGCGCTTCGCGCATCAGCAGCTTCTCAAGGCCGTAGCCGTCGCCAAAGGGGATGGCCGCCAGCGCCACGGCCAAGGCCAGATGCAGCAGCGGTCGCGGTTGGTCCTGACCCAGGACGCCCGCCAGAAGCATGCCGCACAGGAAAACCTGGATCTTCAGCGGCAGAAAGGATGGCATCGGAAAATGGACCGACATGAACTCGAGGATCACCACTGCCAGGCCGCCGAGCGCCGCAACGACCATCGCGCTCCTGACCCAGCCGAGACGAAAGGCCAAAAGCATGAGCGCCGGGAAGACCGCGTAGAACTGCATTTCCAGTCCGAGGCTCCAGTCGGGCAGCGGTGTCCGGTAGGCGAGGTTCGGGGAAAGGCCGAACAGGAATGTCAGGTGGGCGACAATGTTCTTCAGGCCGCTGTCGAGGTAGCGCTCGGGCGCCTGCGGCACGCGCTGCAGGAATGCGTCGATGACCATCCGCGACTCGTAAAGATACGGGCCGAGCGCCAGTGCGACGAACAGCATGACGTAGAACAGCGGCGCGATGCGGAAATAGCGCCGCGTCCAGAATTTGAGCCAGGTTTCAGGCCTTTGCCAGGGCTCCTTGTCCCGGCGCAACTGATAGTGGAACACCATCAGGAAGCCGGAAAGCATGATGAAGAGATCGACGCCCAGCGCAGGGTCGCCAAGCACCGGAAGATGCCAGCCGGTCAGTAGCAGACAGTGCCCGACAAGCACCCACATCGCGGCAAGCGCCCGAAGCCCGTCCAGGCATTCGACACGGGATCGGGTCATGCCTAACTCCTTGAGAGCAGGAGCGTCAGCAATGCAAATCGTTCATCGAGGCAGGCCGGTGGCCGGGATGATACTGACACGCCAAAACCCTGGTGCAGAAAGCCCCGCCGCGAGGAGTTTCGAGCCGGCGCGCCGATATCGCAACGCAACAAATTTAACGCAGCGCAACATGAGCGGAGATTCTTGGGGGATCCGGGAGGAAGGCCGAAGGCGGAACTGCCAATCTCCCCCTTGTCGCCCTTGCGGGGAGATCAGCCGTATCACCGCCGCTTCACCAGCCGCGCATGCCTCCTCCAATACCACCAGTCCAGAACACGCCGGCGAAAACTGCGTTTCATCGCGGTCATGGCATCACACTCCGAGCAACACGCGACGCTGCCCAGTGACGTCGCTCGGCGCGAGGTCGGTCTTGACGGTGGAGAGCGTGCCCTGGCGCTGCTCGAGCTCAGCGCGCAATGCTGCTTCGCGCGCCTGCACGTCCTTGTCCTGCACGGTCGGCGCCGGCGGCAGCGGCTTCAGTTCCGGTGGTTTCGGTTGAAAGAGACACATGGTTCCAGCTTTCCCTTGTCCAGTCGTGGAGGAAGAAATCTTCGCCGGTCCTGCCATAGCCCGGCAGGCGGCAGCGTCGGGTGGCGCCGAGCCTGTCCAGCCAGCGCAAGGCAAGATCGTTGTCGGCAAGCGCCCTCGCCTCGACCCGCCAGGCGCCCCTGGCCGCGACCTGCGGCCCGAGCACCGCGTGGAAGAAGCGCGTGATCTCGGGCACGCAGCGCTTCATGCGACGCGTGCCCCAGCTCCAGGCGATCCACAGGCCGCTTCGCTGCTCGGCGGCGCCGAAGCCCGCCTCCGGATTACCGTCGAGCTCGGCGACATAGGCAAAGCCCTGAAGTGCTGTCAGCGCCAGCAGTGCCGGCGTCCAGTGGTCGAGCTGGCAGTCGATCTCGGCCCGGTCCTCGGCACGGAGGTTCGCGGCGATATAGGAAAGGTCCCGCAGTGTGGCGGGGACGATGCGTATGGGCATGGCTTTGATCCCTGAGCGAAACAAGCCTGCGGAAGCCAGATGCCGAAAGAGCGCTCAACCCACGAAGTTGTTGTCCACAAACATTTCCGCAAATTGCTGAGGCGTGAGCGTCACCTTGTTGTCGTGGGCGATTTTGAGATTCTTCTTCCACATATCCCGGATTGCCTCCGGCATCGTGTCGGGCATGTGAAGAGCCTTGGCGATTGCGTCTTCCCACCGTCCATCGCCGCCATAGATGGCCTGCAGCTTGGGAGCCATGGCGTTTAGGGACTCTTCGGACTCTCGAGCGAGTTCTCCGATCGCCTTGAGCACATAGAATTCGAGCAGTCTGAGCAGCGGCTTACCTTCATAACGCCTGTCGGTCGACATCTTGTTTCGTCACGCATCATTGGTGGCGTATTCAATTAGCCGTTGGCAGATGGCCGATTGGCTGGGCTTTTCCTCCTGGGACGCAACCCAGGCCTCGGTGAATTCGATCGCGATGAATACCTCGATGAAATATGTTAGGCCTGCCTTGGCAGCCTTCGCCGGTACCAATCCCTCGTCGGGCTCGGGCGCAACCATTGCAGCGGAATCTTCGGTCCAAGGCTCTGCTGCATAAATTGTGTCGTCCTCGTCAAAGTCTGACAGCCGCGCGACGATATCCAACAGCTTCGCTATTTTCCCCACAATGAAAAATCCTCCTCGACGATTCGGGTGCAGAACATTTTGGAAGATAGTCCCAGGATCATGTTGGTATCCGGGAGGCGCTCTGCGAGGAGCGAGTCCTCTCTTTGTTCGGTGAAGGCTAAATCCCGCCTTCTTGCAGAATTCTCGCGAACTCCGGCTCTCTTTCCATCAGCACCAACAGGGCTGCGTTGGCTGCCTGGAAATGGCGTCCGCGCGAGGCCCCTGGATATGAGGCAGGATCGAGTACGGTTTTAAATACGACACTATAAAATTGACCGGTCGGTGTCTTTGATTCGCTACTTGCGATCTCGGGTTCCAGCCCCGACCCGGACTTGGATAGATTGTCTACTCCTTCGTAACGATCAGCTTCTTCTGGAAGTACTTCATCCGCTAACTTGGCGAGCTTACCGCCATCATCTCGGATAAGAGTCTCAGCCCCTTCACCTAGTTCGTCCGACCACCTTAAGGCACTCGGCACTCCCTAACGGTTCGACAATTTTGCCGGGAGGTCGTCGCCACACGCGCCCGCCGATAGAGCGCAGGGGTGGCGTCCGGCGTGAGATCGGCAAGCACCGCAGCGAGCGGCCGATCATTGTTTGCTAGGGCGTCGGCGGGGGGATGCTTCTTCAGCGCCTGCTCCACCTTGTCATAGAGCGGGGCGAGTTCAGCGGTCTGGTCCTTGGCGCCGGCCAGTTCGCCAGTGTCGTCGGTTTGCTCCTCAGCGCCATCCAAGACCGTTCCGCTGTCGAGTTTACGATCCATTGTCTTGGCCCCTGTCGTTCTTGAATGTCTGGCCACCGCCCGGCTGCGCCTGCTGAGCGATCACGCCTCGCAACAGCTCCAATGCGCCGCGAGGATCCCGCGCGATCAGCGCCTCGATCCGCGTCGTCGCCGCGCGGTCGCGCCAGGCGGCTTCGGCCTGCAGCCTTCTTTCAGGGTCGAGGTTCATCTTGGCGATGAGGTCGAGGCCGGCATGGCGAGCGGCATCGAAGGCGGGGTGGTCATCCGGGTCGCTCTTCGCGATGGTGTCGAGCTCTTCGGCCTGGGCGGCCGCCAGTTGGTCCTGCTCGTACTGGGCGCGACGCTGGAGCTGCTGCATCGCCATGCGCACCGAGCCGGCCTCTCGCAGGGCCGGCTTGCGGCTGGCGAGGCCGGCGCGCAGCTCGGGCGGCGCCTGCTTCAGGAAATTGTCGAACAGCGTGTCGAACCGGCCTTTGAGCAAGACGCGCCCGGTGTGCCGATCGACCTCGCCATGCATGGCGTGGTGCAGGCCCTCGCCGTCGGCCGGCGCATTGGCCGCGACATCGGCCTCGGCGCTCGCGATCTCGCCATCCAGCCTGCGCGCCGCGATCTCGGTGTCGAAGGCCTGCTGCCGCGCCATGCGCCGTTCGTGGTGAGCGGCAACCTGCTGCCAGTAGGGATCGAGCGGGCCGCCTGCCGAGGAAGCGGGCGCCGTATCGCCGGCATCGGGACGGTGCGGATCGGTGAAGAGCGGAATGATGTGACCATGGGGTGCTCCGGCGCGGCTGGCGCTGAACAAGGAGGCCCTGCTGGGGCGATCGCGGTAGAGTCGACCGCATGCACGCTGGGACGACGACCGGTTTTGTCAAATTGGGGGAAAGGGGCATCGCCGCCAGTAGCGCCGGCAACGACTGGTCCAGCTGGGACAGTCGATCTCGGCCCGATCCTCGGGACGCAGATTGGCGGCGATACAGGAGAGGTCCCGCAGCGTGCCGGGGACGATGCGGATGGGCATGGATGGACTAAGGGGCTGGAGGCTTTTCGCGCGAACACACCGTCTATATTGTCAACGCGCGAATTCGAACAAAGAGGTGGCGTCTTGGAGTTTCGCTTAACGTACGAAGGTCCGTTGTTTGCACAAAATAACAAGAACTCTCCAGCTCAGCGTGGAGCACGCGCAAAACATAAGCATGAGATTCGCAAGCGGTTCCATCCGCAACTGAAGAGGCTTTGGTCCATTACTCGGAATTTGGACCAGCGCTTGGCTGACGGTGAGCTGGATACAACTTACCGCGAAGAGCTAGCCAATAAATTCTCTAGAGATGGGTATCGATTCTGCCCGTTAGTCACGAACGCCTTAGGAGTGCTCTGCAGCCTTAGTGTACTGTTCCTCCGCGCCGACGAACCAGGGGCGCTCATTCAGTCAGGTGATATTGACAATCGCCTAAAGACACTTTTCGACGCGCTGTGTATGCCTAAAGACCTAGCGCAACTCGGTGGATATACGATGCCAGATGCCGGTGAAGATCCGTTCTATTGTCTGCTCGAAGATGACCGCCTTATCAACAATCTCGCAATAGAAACCGACACGTTGCTGGAACCACTTGGCGATTCGTTCGACGTCAATGACGCTCGGTTGATTATCTCGGTGCGCGTTTGGCCATATAGAGTGGGCATCGACAATTTGGACTTGATCTAGCTACTGCTTGCCAGACAGCTCTCTCGTGTCCCCACCCGCAGGCCATACCGAGTTGCGCCTGACAGGCTGCCGGCGCGGAATTGCGGCGCCAGCACACTATTTTCCATTCGGCCGAGTTGAAAGGAGGCGGACTTGAATAAGACCCCTCAAAAATTATTGACCTATCACAGCAACTCTCTGTGACAATCTGAGTACAGGTACTCTCCTATCGAGCATTAGGATCGTGGCTCGGTAACATTTGTTTTTTTCTTGCTCGAATATCACCTGCCAAGCCGCGGTTTCGGTAAAGACTTAGAGCGAAAATTATCAGACATATAATTGCTATAACAGCGGACGCTACAAAGCACCCGATGGACACAACGTCGGCTACGACTACCGGCTCATGCTGAGCTGTTTCAATTTTTGTCAGTACCGAGAAAAAGGCCGGGGCTAGACCAATTGCTCCTCCTAGACCCACGAAGCCTATTGAGCCAATTATCCCAGTTTCAGGACGTGTCAACTGGGACAACTCGTGATCGAGGATCATGTGCCAATCCACAAATTCAGGCATGCTAAAACGCTGGGCAGGAGACTCTAGCTTGCCGCTCTCGCCCGAGGTTCGAATGCTGGCAGCGCTGTCGCTCTCAACCGCCTCGACTGTCATTTCTCGCCCTTCTCATTTGGCTCGGGCGTTTCAGAAATGGGAGCGGGTTGACTAGGAACAAGCACTCCGGAGGCAATCGCGCTGTACGTCATGACATGGAAGCAATTATCGCAAACCAGAAAAAACATTGGATAGCTAATGCCACCAAGCATCATGTTTCCACCGTACCAAACCGGCGGAGCTAGATAATTCTCACCAAGAGTGAATTTACGCTGCCCGCATGAAGGGCAACTGAGCTGGGGCGCTTTTCGATTTATCCAAGCGACTGCCTTCTCGCGCTCAGCCGGCGTTAACTTGCCATCGCTTGACAAAATGTCCCCCCAACTCACCGCGCTAAAGGACGGCATTATCCCCTTTTCTCTGAAAGGTACAGGCCAAGAATTTATCTTACGTAGGCTGATCATCAATTTGAATTTTGAATCGGCAAATTGCCTTAAACTATTTCAAGCGTCTCACTTTGACGCGTCGCGCCTCACCGAAACGCCCCTAGCGGGTCGCTCTGTCCCGTCGTCCGCCTCGCCGCCTTGAACTCCGCGGGGTCCACCATCGCCTCGCGCAGCATCATCACGCCGTAGCGCGTGGCGGCCATTAGATCGTCGCGCAGCTTCACCACCTGGCCGTTCTTGCGGTGGTAGAGCCGGAACTCCTCGAACCAGGCGGCTAAGGTCGAAAACACCTTGAAGCGGCCGGACTGCATGCGGTCGAGCATGTCCATCAGCCCGGCCTCGACCGAGACGGAGCCATCGGCGAAGCGGGCGTGGCCCGACAGCATGTTCAGCCCATGCCCGGCATATTGCTTGGCCAGCGCCACGCCGGCGCCTTCCAGCGTTTCGCGGCGGCCGTCGCGCGGCCAGGCGAAGGGCAGCCATTCGCCCCAGGCCTTCAGCGCCAGCGCCTGCATTGCCGGCGTCTGTTGGGAGGCGCGGCGCGCCTTGGTCACGTAGACGACATCTGCCTCGGTGTCCCAGGCAAGCTCGACGGCGGCCGAAGGATGGTCCCAGCCGAAATCGAGCGCGCCGATGCGCGGCCACCAGCGTGGCAATTTGAACGGCTCGCAGGCGATCAATTCCTCCGCCACCGGGAAGATGCGGCCCGAGCCCAGCACCGGAATGCCCCGCGCGCGAGCTTCGCGCTCATGCTCGGGATAGGCGGCGATGATCTCAGCGCGTTGCTCGGGCGAATAGTGCCCGGCATCGTCTATGGTCATGAAGGTAACGTGGCGGGACATATTAGCTTGCCATAATTCAATATCGCGGCGAATAAATGCCGTTGATAATACTGTTCATCGGTGCAATGTTGCTGGCGGTTTGGGGGAATTACATGATCCGCATAGCAATCGTCGTGGCCATTGCCGCCAGTGCATCCGCATGCCAGTCGAACGTTCCGTACGATACGAGTAAGCAGACCTGCAAGATGTATGAGTACAATGGGCGCCAACACAAAGTTTGCGCGCCGGACACACCGAACAAAGTGTGCAATGTCTGGGTCAGTCAGATTCGAGACGACGAAAGGATTTGGTGCCAACCACTCACCCGTAAGGCGACCGATCCCAAAGCTCGCGCCAGGCAGCTTGCGGGCAGCCATTACCCCTGATGCGGCTCCCTCTCCGGCCGCTGCGCGGCCGCCTCTCCCCGCTTCGCGCGGGGCGAGGAAAAGGTTAGCCCTTATACCCTTCGTTGACGCAATCGTTCTTCCAGGCCCAGTCGAAATCGGCCTGCGACATCGACGAGCCGAGGCCCGGTTCGATATAAGGGCCGGCGCCGTCAATATAGACGATGAAGCGCGCTTGCCTGGTGAAGATGCCGACCTTGCTCGTGACGACGCCGCAGGTCTGTCCGGTGGCGCTGTCGCCGGTGAGATCGACATGCGAGAAGGTCGCCTCCGGATTATTGATCAGGCCGCGCATCTTGGCCTGGGCCGCAGTGATCGCATCGGCGCGCCAGTCGCCGCTGGAGCCGGAACAGGCCGACAGCAGCGCGCTGAGAAGAAGCAGGTTTGACGCCTTGCGCATGCCCGTCACGACCGGCGATGGATGCGGGCGACTTTCGGCGCCTGCGCATCCAGGAACATGTAACAGCGGCCAAGCAGCGCCTTCTTGCCTACGTCGTCGAAGACGTTTGCGCCAAGCGGCGTGATCAGCACTTCATCCTTGGCCAGGCCATCCAAGTGGCGCGCCTCAATCTCGGCCCAATGCGTCTTGGCAATATCGGAAAGCACGACATTGAAGGCGGGATGGTCGTAGCCGACCAGGACATTGCCGTCATCCATAGGCGACGGCTGCATGTCGGGGTGATAGTTGATTATCTGCGATAGTATCTCAACCGCGGCGACCAAAGCGGCGCGATCCGACAAGCCGTCGTCCAGCAACACGCAGGTGCCGTTCTGCAGCACGGCGAAATCGCGTCCGCGATTGAAGTAATAGCTGAAACGGTCCTCGACGCGGTCGAGTGGCTGGGAAAAGGAGGGGCGCCATTTCGGGACGGGCGGGTCCATTGCCGGCGCCTTCCGGACCAGAGCCGGTTGGAGAGCGAGCGCCAGCAGGCTACCAGTCAAAACCACTCGCCTGTTCACGGTTCCCGTCCAGCGAAATCACTCGGCGTGCAGTCTATTTGGGCGACGATATTTCGCAACCCTGGAGCGTATAGCTCAGGCGAAGTCTTGCACCGCAAAACTTGGCCGCTCGTCTTTTCATCTTCGGCCTTATGCGATAGGTCTTGGCCCGCATCGACGAGATCGATGCGTCGTGGGCCGGTGCATTGTGTACGGCCCTTCCTCTACGCGGGTGGGAAAGCCGCCCTTTGCCATGACAGATCTATTCGAGGCGATGCGCCTGTCCGCCGAGGACAGCGAGACCGCTCATCTTTTCTTCAGCGAAGGCGGCAAGATGCTGCTGCCGCTCGGCAAATCCAGAAACGACATGACAGGTCAGCAGATTCTGGAACGGCTGCTGTCGCCTTCCGATGACGATGACGGCACGCTTGCCAACGATTTTCTCGGAGAGCTCGGCAAGACGGTTCCGTTCGAAAGCCTACGTCTCCTGCTCACATCGGCCAATCCCCGGACGCGAGCGACGGGCGCGTTTCTGGCCACGTTTCAAAACCGGAACATAAGCTCGATGGTGGGCGAATTGGCGGCGCTGCTGGCTGACGACAACCCGCGCACGCGCTTCGATGCCGTGGAGTCCATCCTGCGATGCAGCACGCGTGCCCATGGCGACTATCTGGCGCAAGCCCTGTTTGCCCTTGCAGATGGGCATGAGGGTGTGCGCATGGGCGCCATCCGGTTTGTGCGCTTTGCAAAGGACTGGCAGTTGAAGTTCGCCCGCCAGCGTGCCGCGTCGCTTAGGCCACAGACGTCGTTTTCGGCGATAGCGGATATCACCGGGCAATGGGAGGACGATGCATCAGGGATGATCCGAGCGATGCTGGACCATGCCGAGCCGGTGGTGCGGCGTTACGGTCTTGGGCTCGCCAGCCGGGCGAGATTGGTGGTCGTCGATGCCTTTGTTGAATGGGCGCAGGCGTCCGCCGATCCAGAAATCAGCAAACTGGCCACCGATTGCATCCAGCACAACCAGATATCGCGGCATGCGGTCTGGCTTTCATCATTGCCGGCAGCCGCCTGAACTGTCGCGGCTGGGCGGGCGAAGGCGAAGCTCCATCCCGACAATTGCGGGATGGAGCGAAGACAGACTCCTCGGGCGAACCGGCGTCATCCCTTCCCGATCCTCTCCACCTCGCCCGCACTCAAAAACCTCAGCACCACATCGCTCATGCCGAGCAGCGGGGTGAAGGTGACGATGGTTATCCCGCCCGTTGCATTGGTGCGGGTGAGGCCCTCCGAATAAATATCCAGCGGCGGCTCCTCGTCGAACCAGACGCCGTGCAGCGTTTCGCCCTGCCATTTCTCGCGGCCCTTCTCGTAGCTCTTGAAGGAGAGCACGCTTTCGCCGGGCTGGACGTCGCCGCCGCCGCCCCAGAGCACGACGACGCTGTCCAGCGCTCCCGGCGCGCCGCGGCCCATCACGGTGCCGGCGATGGCGTCGGCCGGGATCATGCCGGTGCCCCATTCGCCCTGTTGCTGCGGCGGGCCGACAAGCACGCGCTGCGGATTGTCGCGCGTGCCTTCACCGGTGACGCCGGCGGCCCAGAGCCGCACCGGAGTGTCGAAAACCTTGCCCACCCACCAGTCCGGATAGCGGCCGGTTAGGTGCATGGCCCATTCCGCGCCCCCTGCCCTGGTCTTGCCGAGCTGGTTGCCGGCCATGAACAGGCGCTCGCGGTGGGTCGCGCCCGCCGCGTGAAACGCTGCCTGCCGTTCGTACGGCGCGTAGGCGGCAAGGAGGTTACGACGACGGCGCCGGTCCATCTCCTCGAGCAGCGCCAGATACGCCTGCATCGCTGTCGAGGAACGGCCTGAGGTTCGCTTCGAGGCCGCGGATGCGGCTACGGATCTCCTCATCGCTCAACTGCTCGAGACTGGTTTTATCGGCATCGACACTTTCCGAGCTGGCCGAAAAATCCTTGGGCAGCAGCGTCAACACGACCTTGAGATACTGCTCGGGCTTTTCGGCCCTGACCGCGGCGATGACGCCGGCGCCATGGGCGCGGAAGTCGGCGCGAAGGGCGGCGGCGAAGTCGTCGACGAGCGTCTTTCGCAAGCGCTTGGGGCGGGCGGCGGTTTGAACCCCTGCCGGCTTCGACCGCGCCGGCTTCGCGCCGGCCGACTTGCGGCTCGCGGCCTTGCCGGCGTCAGCCCTGGGCATCGGACGGTGTCGCTTTCGCTGTTCTCGCCTTGCGCGGCTTGCGCGCCGGCTTCTTGCGCGGCCTGGCGCGCCTCGGAAGCTCGCCATCGACGGCCGGCGCGGGCATCGCCTTCAGCTTCGCTGTCGCGGCACGGACCGCCGAAGGATCGAGTCCCTGGCGTGGAAAACCGAAACCGGCGACCGCGTCGACCGGACCGCCGCGCACCATGCCGATGCGCACGCCCGGCGCGACCTGCTCGACGCGCCCATTGCGGCGCGGCGGGCCCGCGCCCTCGAACTCGCCGATGGCGCTGACGATCTCGGCGCCGTCATCGGCGGTGATGATGGTGGCGTAGCGCAGCATGAGGCCTCGGTGTTGCAGATAGGATGGATAGGCAGCTTTCCTTCGCCAAGCGCTCGAAGGAAATGGATGGCCAAAAACAAAACCCGCCTCACGGCGGGTCGGTGGCGCAAATCAGCACCATGGACAAAATAGTAACATAGCTGCCCTCACCAGGCAACGGGTTGCAGGTATATTTTCCTATCATGCCGAGCCCCCCTTTTTGCGACGCATGCCGGGCGAAAAACCGCATACGCCACAGCCAGAGATTGAACCATCAGCCGAAAAGCTGCACGAATTTTGTCGGAACCAACCGTGATCCGACGGGTCCACCCTCGGTCGCAACGCGACAGACCCTGCAAGAGACAACAGAGGAGAAGATCATGCTTACGAAGATTCTTGCAGCTTCGGCCCTGACCATCGGCCTCGCAACGGCGGCGCTGGCCCAGACAGCGAACTCGACCGACGGCGCGGGCGGCAGCGGCCAGAGCATTACGGTCGACCCGCGGACGCCGGCAACTCCACCGCCTGATCAGATGGCGCCGGATACCGGTACGACCGGCAGTATCAGCGGCGGCGACATGAACTCGGACGCCGACAGGAATTGCCCGAACAGCCCGCAGGGCGCGCAGGGCGATGCCAACAGCACCACGGCGACGACCGTGCAGCCGAACGTCAACGACAAGAATTGCGGCAAGTAG